CGAAGAAGTCCCGCATTACGGATGCCCGTAACGAAGGGAACGACTTACGGCAAATGGTTATCGTTTTATCCGTATTGCGTTCGGTGTAATAGAAAATAAGCCAGAGCAGGATATTGTAAGTTTTCCCACTCCGTGTACCGCCCTGCTCAACGATAATACGCTTATCGCTTTTGATTAGGTGGTTAAATACCTTATTGGTCTGAATCTTCCCCAAGAACTTCTATTTGAAACATCTTGCCCGTGGATACGTCCAGCTCCTGGCGTTCTACGTAACCCCGCTTCTTCCCTTTTGTTTTCAGAAAAAAGATTGTTGCGGTTGAATTGCCGTCCTTGATTTGCTTGTGCAGTTGGCTTTCTGCAAAGTCAAGCGCAACGTCTGATAGTGATTCGACTGCTGCTTTGTATTCGGGGTCGCTATCCATCCAAAGGTAATGCGTAGTTCTCCCAATGCCTACCGTCTTGCAGGCCGAGGTTACAACTCCAAGCGATTTTTCTAATGCATCGAGCATTGCCTTTTTATGTTGTACAGTTTTGTCCATACCATATCTTTGTTTTATATTTGTTTCACCTGCGAGGAAAGTGTAATGGTTGCACGCTTAATACTCCAATTAAGAAGTGGCGTTCGAATCGACCTCCTCGCTCAAAGTAGCCCCGCTTGTCGGGGTTTCTTTTTTGGGATAAGGTTTACTTAACGATTGACACATAGGAATTAAACTCTTGTCAAGTGGATAAATATACTTATGCTTCCCCGCTTTTTTTCGCTTTGGCAACTTCTTAAAATCAACACCCCAGTTGTATCTACCTCTATCGTGCTTCCATATTCCGTTTAGTAGGTATTCAGTTCCACTACTTTCTATATCTTCAATGTAATACCAATTAGTGGCTTGATAAATTGTTCCATAGTGATTCTGTCCCTTGTCTGCGTAACTAAATAACAATTTTACGGTTGGGCAATTCTTTTTTATTAACCTTATCGCAGACGCTAATACCTTGCTTGTTGAAGATTGCTTTCCATTTAGAGCCATTCTGTTTAATTCAAGATACTGACCATTTCTTAAATTAAATTTTGTTGGCATATTTACAGACGCACCGCCTCCAAATAAAACAACACCGCACCAGACGCCATTCTCAAAAACTGAATATCCAATAGAATACGTTGGAACTGCCTTTGCGTAGTGGAAGTTTAGGCAAGCATACTTGACGGCTTTGTTTGATGCAATTTCTAATTTCATATCCCGCCTGCGCTAACTGAAAAATAAGCCCCTTGATACTTTCTATCTAAAAGCTCTTGTATATCTATCTCCGCCTTTTGTAGCTGCTCTGGACTATCAAAGGTTATTTTCATAGTCGCTGGCTTTCCCTTCTCCTCGCCAATTAACTCATCGTGTGACGGCTCGCCTAAAAAAATAGGCAAGTCCAAGCCCCATTCCTGCAATAACTCCTCATCCCATTCGTTCGCTAATAAGTCCCAGTCCCATTCACCGAACCCAACATTGTCTTTGATTATGAACTCCGCCTGTTGCTCCTCCGTTAAGCTATCTGCGATAACAATCGGTACCTCTTTAAGTCCCGCTGCCTTGCACGCCTTTAAGCGCATATTGCCGCCCAGCACTACCATATTTGCGTCTACAACAATAGGACGCAGCTCAAGCATCTGAGGGAACTCCTGAATGGACTTTACAAGCTTCTTAAACTTATCGTCTTTAATAATCCGTGGGTTGCTCGGATTTGGCAATACGGTTTCAATGTTTACTTTTTTCATTTCAGCTGTTGCATTTTTTGCAACCGTTCAAAACGGATGTCGTTGAAGTCGTGAATGTTGAAGTTGGTGGTCATCTCTTCGTGAAGTGTTAAAGCGATGTCACCGGCTTTGTTTGGGTTCTGATGTAGGTACTTGATAGCACTTGCCCAGTCTCCTTTATGCTTTACTGCAATGCAATTATTTTTATTCAGGTGTTGCGAGTACGGTGCTACATCACTTACAATTAACGCACAACCGGCAAACCCTGCTTCTACCATTTTAAGATTTGACTTGCATCTGTTGAACTCACTTGGGATTAATGGTGATAGGGCAACGTCAAATGCCTGGTATAGTTTTCCGTATTCGTTGGGTGATTGTGTTTCTAATGCGAATCTTGCTTTAGCTGCTTGTGGGTATCCACCAATGTCCGCAACATAGGATTCGTAAGGTGAAAGGTCAATCTTGTTTTGTACAAGGTCTGGAAGGTGTGATATGCCGGCCACGTAACCAAATCGTACCTCGTCTGCTTCTTGGCGGGTAATCTGCCATTGCGGGTCTGATGGGTCTAATCCGTTTGGGATGATGTGTACGTTACGGTTTACCTTCTTGATTTTATCGGCTAAATACTTTTGGGTAGTCCAGACCTCATCTGCAAAGTACATTGAGTTTACAATACGTCCTGAGAGGTTTGCTTTATCGTATGTTGCTTTTGATGGGTGGTCTAATGCTAGGTGCCACCAATCGTCATTGTCGATGATTACTTTTTTGCCTGTTGCTTTACAAATCGCAAAGAAGTTGGCAAAGGATTCCCCGGTGAACGGAAGCGCACGAGAAAAGATAACGTGCGTGACTCCTTCCCAATCGGCTTCGGGGATGGGTTGCTTGTAGTTGATTATCTGAAAGTCCAAAAGCCCTTTCTCCTTTAACAGAGTGAAGGGCTTATAGATGCGGTGGTACACTACCCCGGAGTCCGGGTCGCCTATGCAGAGTATCTTCATTTTTGAAATATAAAAGCATCATCAATTACGGTGAACCCGTTTAGCATCTCGTTTACGGCTTGGATAACACCTGGCCAGTTCTCGTGGTAATCGTCTCCTGCTAAATATCCACCCTTCTTAACCTTTGGCAGCCATAGGGCAATATCTTCCTTTACTGATTCGTAAGAGTGGTTAAGGTCTATAAACACCACGTCTAATGATTCGTCTTTGAATTTGCGTGATGCTGCTTTGGATGTTGCTTTAATCGCTTTGTATTTGCGGCTACCCATATTCTCAACGAATAGCTCGTAGATATCTGCGGTCTTGGCAAGGTTATAATAAGAGTCAATGTATTCTTGTGTTCCCTTAAAAGAATCTATAATGATTATTTGTTGGCCTGTTGCTTTGTCGCACAGATACGAGGAGGACTTGCCAAGCCAAGCGCCAAGCTCAACGAATGTGCCACCGGTTGGAACCTTGCTCAACAAAAAGTCATAGGCACCGTGGTGGTTAAACCAGCCATCTATCTCGTGGGTTTGTTTCATCGTAGGTAGTTGTAGTAACAAAGATAGGCATCGAGTGTCTTGGTATTCCATTTTGCCATCTGCTGAGCGAATAGCCCATCTGCCTCGTATTCGTTGCCGAATCTAACTTCCCCGATTGCATCGCACCGAACCATAAACGATGCCGTGTCTACCGTACCCACTCGTGGCTCTTTTGTTGGGTGGAGTCTTGGTTGGCCGTTCTTGAATACCTGTCCCCAAGTGATGAACGGATATGATTCGTTTTTAACGCCTTCGTACCAATCAGGGTGAATTATATTGTCATCATCAAGAAAGTAGATGTAATCGCCTCTCTTGGCCTTTAGCGCAAGGATAAACTCCATTCCTACATTCCTTAGCGGGTGTCCCCAACTACCGGAGACGTTAGGACGCAAGTAAGTAATTCCATTTGGGAAATGTCCTGTTGCTTTCTCATCAACCACCACCGTCCAGGTGCAATCCTCCGGTATCGTTTGTTTGATTGTTGAAAGGTTCTCCGGTCGGGAACACGGTGTAATGATGTGAATCATTTGTTCAGCTTTTTTAGGTGTACGGCTTTCAGGAAATCTTTTGATAACTCAACACCAAAGTCGGCTTCGTGGTGACATTCCCGGCATAGCGCCATTAAGTTCTCTGGCGTGTCCATAAGTTTACTGCCTCCCATACCACGAGGTTCAATATGATGGATGTCTACGGCTCGCCTGTTGCAGACTTCACAAGGGATAAATTCTAAAGCAGACAATCCCATTGCCTTCAGGTAAACCTTAGTGTGATTCTTCATAATGCTCTCCGGTGTTTCCGTTCTGCCCAATGATATTCATTCGCTTATTGAGTTCCTCTTCTTCGTCCTGCCAGCAAGGTTGGTTATCGGACTTCTTGTTAACAAACCTTACCCACATCTTTGCAGCAACTGCTCTGCGTTGTGGTTTGAAAGGATAGACGCCTCGTAAGCGAGCCATTGCTATCCGCATAAATTGGTCTTTCATTTCTCGTTGGTGTTAAAGGTTTTGATTATCCATCGTGAATACATACCTCGTATTCGCATTTTTTACATTTTATAGCGGTAAAGCAAGAACCTTGACCAACCTTGAAATCTGAGCCTCCGCAGCTATTACAATAAATCATCTCTGCTGGGTGAGTATCGTAACATTGCCCAATATGAAACTCTCCATTATTTATATATTTTAGGTTAGCTAAATTATTAGGGTCGTGTACTTGTTTCATTTCTCGTTGGTGTTAAGTGTTCTTATACATTTTGTGCAGTAAGCATATGTTCCATTTTCACTGACTTTGATTTGTGGTTGTGGGAC